CTCTGCGGGTTGACAACAGGAACAGCGTTGGTTGGATTCACCATACTGACAATGCCCTGTGTGGTGTTTTGGATTTTGGGTTCAATGACCTGCGGTTCGCCGTTGGGCTTGATAAGAACGTCAATCGAGCGCCCCTCTTGATTTGTGAGGGATAAGTATTGCGGTGGCGCCTTGGGTCCAGAGGCAATGGCTTGCATCCGAAGCTCGTTAAATTTATTGGCCTGTTTTTCAACGAACTTATACTGAGGGGAATCAAGCTCCATGCGCGTTCCTGCTGGAATTTGCATTACCTCGCGGCCAAAACGGATCACGTCATAGACCATCGGGTTGTTGGTTTGTTGTGGTGGCATATTATTAAAATTCTACAAACGGTTTCGCGGCGGTTGCCGGCATCGCCATCTGCCAGTTGCCCGCCCCATCAAAGAACCCGCTGCGACCGGCGAGCATCGACTTGCGGCCAAAGTCTAGCTCTGCCAGATACGGGGCGATGTAAGCGTTGGCCGAGGCAAAGTCCTTTTTCTGAACAAAGTCCTGAACGGTAGCGTTAAGCTCCGGTGACAGCATGTTCTTGCTGGTGAGGAAGTTATACATCCCCTCAAAGGTGCGCTTCTGGTTTTTGTTTTCCTTTGAGGATTCTCCGTAGATCCCGCCGATAGTAGCCAAGGCCCCACCGATATTGTTGCCAAGCTGGTTATACATATTGGCCTGCGTGTTGGCTGATGCGATCTGGCCGGCGGCGGTGATCTCGCCGCTGCGGTCGTTGACTGTTGGACTGTATGCAAACATAGTTTTGTTCTCCTTCGTTGTTAAGCCGCTACGCGGCCGTCTGTGATTCTTGCAATAGGGCGACCGGCCACATCTTCTGACTTGTGCGCAAGGCCCAGCTCGGGCATCGCGTGATCCTCGTAGGGCAGATAGGCGGAAACATTGTTCACCTCGGCCTGCGCCTTCGGGCACCAGACCGTGGCCGGTGCCTTGCGACTCATGCAAGCCGTGCAGACGTGCAAGTAATCCGCATTGCGCGAACGGTCGGCGAGGTGATGCCAGCGGCCATCGCTGTCTTTTCCGTAGCGGGTCTCGTCATTCGGCACACCCTCTGCCTCTAGGTAATTCCACACATCCTCATCGCTCCAGTCGCGCAGGAGGAAAAGCTGGTCGGGCGCATCCGGCGTGCGGCGCACATCCATGGCTAACGGCAACTGGCCCTTGATTGGGTCCACGTCTGCCGACTTCTGACCATGAAAGCATGCATCCCACGGCCAAGCAAAAGTGCCAAGCGGACGCTGCAACGCATCCATCCCGCACCGCCAAGGTTTGCCATCGGCCGGCGCCTGCGTTCCCACCGCCACCATGCACGCCGTCTGCTGGCCCCACTGCTGGTATTTAAGGAAGTCAATCTGATGGGAACCATCCGGTGCCGTGCCGTCAGTCAGTGAGATGCGGCTGGGCGCCCAGTCATAGACATCCAGATCCCACTCGCGGGTCAGCCGATCACTCAGCTCATAGCGTTCCCGCATCCAAGGCTCGCGCCACTGGACGCAAGGCAACTTCGCACCAACCTTGTGGATGAGCAGATGCAAGAGTGCCGTCGAATCCTTGCCACCAGACCACAAGACCACCGGATTGCGGTATTGCCGCAACCAGTTCTCAGCCTTTCGGCAAGTGTCTGTGACAAGGTCGATCATTAGAGTGCCAACCCGGCGCCGGTGAGCAGTCCGCCGCCGATCCCGCCAAGCATGCCCATCATGCCCGCGTTCTGCGAGGCACCGGCCTGCATATTCGCCGCCTGCACCGCCGCATTGTTATTCATCCAGCTATTGTATTGGGACGCCTGCATATTGCGATTAAACGTCTCGACGTTTCCGGCAGTTTGCAGCGAGTTGTTGAACGCACCAGCGCCCAAGTTCATGGAGCGATCCAAGCTGGAGCCGCCAAGTTGGAATGCTGCGTTTAGACCCTGACGATACATGTCGGTGTCGGCGTAAGCGCCAGCCAAACCAACCCGCCGCTGGCGGCGATCAATGTCCAACTGATTGGCCTGCGTGGCAAAGTTGCGGCGATTGGCCTGCTGGCCAAGCACATATTCGTCAATTCCAGAGGCAAACTGGCGGCGCTGCTGCTCGCGCTGGCGCCCCATGGAGTCACGGTTGAGAATTTCAGCCGCTGACGATCCTGCGCTGGTGCCAAGGCCGCGTGCCGCAAAAGCGGATCGAGCCGCCTGCTGCGCGTCACGCTGTTCTTCGGCCGACAGTGACCGACCAAGCGAAAGCTCCCGCTCGGCGTCCGCCTGCAATTTGCGCTGTATTGCCGTTGGTCCGGCGCGGAGGTCGTTGATAGCCTGCTGGCCGAGAGTCGCCTCAATCTGGCTTGGAGTATTGGCAACGCCAAACTCCTCGACAATCGCCTGACGCGCATTCTGCATTATCGGCGTGTCGAGGTTTCTCGACAAGACGAGGGCCGTGCCAAGCTGCTGGTCAATCATCTGCGGATACAGGTTCATCATGGCCTGCGTCTGGTCGCCGAGCATGAGGTTGCCGTATTTCCGCGCAGCAGAATACATGGCATCGTAGTCGATCGGCTTCGGCGCGTCCGGCCTTGGGCCAAGATTGCCGCCGCCGCCACCACCGCCGCCGCCTCCAAAAATGTTTCCTCCACCCATATTATTGTCCTCCTACTTTCTTAGTTAGTTGTTCCCACGAATATACTCGCGGCTCAAAACTGCCCCTGCGGCACCATGCCGCGTATTGCTGCGGCCGACTCGCCACGCGCATAAACTCCCCAACAGGGTTTGCGTGGCCAAGAGCAGCGGCCAACTGAACGAACCAGCAGTTAGGCTCGCCGCGATCAAAGCGCTTCTCCTCTGCGTTCCAGTGAGCCTCTGTGGCAAGCAGGAACACTTTGTCCGTTGAATAGACCAAACCGCCAGACAGATACTGCCCGACAAGCTCGGCAAAACTCAGCGTTGCGTCGTAGGTGTTGTGCCATTTCTCTGCGATTTGCCACGGAGTCATTTGTTTTCCAGTGCGGATACGCGAGCCGCCAACTCTTGAACTGCGGAAACTAACAGCGGGACGAGCTTGGAAAGATCAACGCCTTGATATTCGGGCTGGCCATCCTTCTCGGCGTCCTTCTGTCCGGTTACGGCAGAAGGCACCACCTCTTGCAATTCGTGGGCAATAAAGCCCTCTGATTCAATCGACGGAGCCTGTTTCCATGAAAACCTTACCGGATTGAGTTGTTGCAAGCGATCCAGCGCGCCGTCAATCGGCCTCACGTTTTCCTTCAGCCGATAATCCGAGGTGATATTGTAGCTGGTGTTGACCGTGTCCGTTGTGATGCTGCCGGTATCGACCGATCCGTTGTAGTTGAAAAGCGCATAGGTGACAGCGCCTCCGGTTGTGCCAAGGCGCATCACGGCACTCCCCGAGTTTCCCAAGAAAGACAGTTTGTATCCGCCGAAATCCGACGATGTCCCCACGCAAAGGTTGCCACTACTGTTTATGAACGCGGCGCCGGTGCCATTTGTTGAAAACCCAAGCGTGTTGGTCGCAGCCAGATACATGCCATTGCCGGTTGCGGAACCAGCGGTTGGTATAAGTTTTGCCGCAGTCACGTTTCCGGTTGTAATGGCATTTTGACTCCCGAAGTCAGGAGCAATCTTTGTCCCTGCGATGGCGGCAGAGGCATTGATGTCTGCATTAACAATAGTGCCGTCCACCAAGTTATCCGAGGAAACCGTGATCGCAGCAGGAAGCGCACCTGTGGCGAGCTTGCTGAGAGCAATCGCCGCGTCGCTCTTGATATCCGCGTTGACGATGTCGCTGACGGTGCGGGCAGAATTCAACTTAGTCGGGGTCACGGTATCCCCAGAGGTGAAGGTGTAATTATATGAGGCCATAGGGTAGTTGAGAGATGAGGGGTGAGCGTTGAGGGATTAGGCGGCAGAGCGGGTTTCCGTGGGCGGTAGCGACTTGGGCGAGGCTTCGATGCTGGCGCTGCGGATTTCCGGTCGGCCGTTGGCAGTTTCGTAAATGACTTCGGCGCTGTGCGCTTTGTAGCGCACGGGCACTTTCATATTGTAGTCCTCCGGTCCAGCGGCGGCGTTGGTCAGCGTGCCGACGATGGTTTCGGTATCGGGATTGATCGTGCTGATCTTGGTTGTGACGCTGGCGCTTGCCGGAATGACGACATCGGCGATGGTGCGGAGGAAGCGCTTGCTGTGCATGTCGCCGAAATCGTAGCGGCGGGTCTTGATGCTGCCGGTGACAGGGCTGGCGCCCGCGTTGACCGCGTTGTCGTCCAGCGCGGTGTTCTCTTGTTCCAGCAAATACAGGTTGCCGGAGCGCGGGACCGAGAACACGCGGCGTTGGTTGTCGTATGTCCCAACAAGGATCTGGTTGACGCTGGCGCTGCTCGGATAGATGTCGCGGTATTCCCATGTGTCCGTTAAGGCGTTCCATGCGACGACGAGCTGGTTGCCATCGAGCGGGTCGGCGCTGGTGGGCAGCGCGACCAAGTAGCGGTTGTTGTGCCAGATGCCGAAGGCGCTTTTCTCCACGCGGCTTTGGACAACGGTGCTGAACAGGTCGGCGATGGGTTCGGAGAGCGGCTTGGTGTCGCCGCGAACCTTGAGGTCGAGGGCGCGGTCTAGGCGGTAGATGCCTGCGTCTGAGAGGAAGAAGACAAAGTTACCGGCGGTGACGATGGTGTTGCGGGCGCTGCATCCGATCTCGTTGGTCAGGAGCGTGAGTTGAGACACCGGAGTATCGACCGAGAAGTCGCTGCCATCGGTTGAGGCGAATTGATTGAGCGTGGCGAGCCAGATGCTTTTGCGGCAGAAGACGAGCGCTTGGCCTTCGACCCATGGGTGGACGGCGACAATGCGGTCATCGCCGCCTGCGCCTGCGCGGAAGCTGTTCCAGAACGGATCGTAGAGGTCGGGATCGAGAACGTCGCTGATACCGACCGTGTCGCGGTTCTTGGCGATCCAGAGGCGGTTGTTGTGGTAGCTGACCCAGCCGACACTCGGCATGGTCGTGTAGGTCACACCTGCGGCGGGAACGCCTGCGGTGGCGCGGACGAAGTTGCCAGCGCCGCCGTCCCAATAGATCGGCGGCTTTGTTCTCCGCACCTTGATCCCTGCGGCGGCATGGGTTGCGGTGAGTGCTGGCACGGTGATGGTGAAGCTGTCGGTCGAGCTGCTGACGATGTCGTATTCGTGTCCGTCGAAGGCGGGCGTGGTGCTGCCTTCGATGCGGACGCGGGCGCCAGCCGGATAGCCATGGGCCGTGACGTTGACTGTGGCCGTGGTCGAGGAAA